GGTGCAACCATATGAAGGATTCAGCCGTTCATGTTGAATCGTCATCATCCTTCGCCCATAAATGGGGAAGTGAATACGAGAACCAGTGGGTCGCCCGTATGCCGAGCGGCACGCTTGAGTGGCTCTCGGACGAGGAGTACGAGCGGTTGATTGACGCTGCTCATACAAAAGAAATCTCACCGATGAGGGCTAACAGCCCGGAAGTCGCTATTCTTCTGGATCGACTGCAAGGATCATTGCGACCCGGCCTTGTAGGGAAAGGGACGTTGGCTCGCGTTATGAGATCAGGGTATCCAACACTGGAAGATTTGGCTGAAGCTGACGTATGCGACCTTCTTCAACTTAATAACATCGGCATCGTTGTCGCCCGTGAGCTGAGTAGTGCTGCCAAGACAGTTTATAAGGAGAATTAGAAATGCCTAGAGTGGGGAAAAAGAAATATCCGTACACGACCAAAGGTCGGGCGGCTGCAAAACGCGCTGGGAAAAGAAAGATGAAACCTCGAAAGAAGTAAGCCATGCCTGATCCAAGATTGAAACGCGCAGGAGTCTCGGGGTTCAACAAGCCGAAGCGAACTCCGAAGCACGCCACCAAGTCTCACGTAGTCGTGGCTAAGTCTGGAGGCACGACAAAGACTATTAGGTTTGGACAACAGGGAGTTTCTGGCGCAGGGAAAAGTCCTCAGACTGCCAAAGGTAAAGCAAGACGTAAGTCTTTCAAGGCTCGTCACGCAAAGAACATAGCCAAAGGGCCACTGTCTGCTGCGTACTGGGCGAACAAGGTTAAGTGGTAATTTAGCGTTACGTCTTTTCTGCTAGACTCCTTTTGTGCGGCATCCCTCCCCGCACTCCTTCTTGTGGCCTGCCCCGAGTACCTTCTCCCAAATAAGGTACGTGCATCTCCGGGGCAGGTCATTTTGTTACACTTCCGATTGTGCTATCTGAACCTGTCATACGCGCGCTCTGGTCGCAGCTTGACGATTCCGACCCTATCGGCCATCCAGGTCAAGGGTGGGTTGCCCCGTCTGCCGTTCACGAAGAGTTCATCTTCAACGATACGGCGGAAACGTACCTAGTTTGCGGCGGAGACCGGGGCGCAAAGACCACTACAACAGCGATGAAGGCATATCTTCTCGCGTTGGAATTTATTGCGACCTATCCTTTAGACGCAGGCGGGAATGTTGCGTGGGTTGTTGCGGATAACTACAACCTGACATCAACCGAAATGCGCGATTGCATAGGCGAATGGCTTATGCAGATGCCCGAAATCGCCCAGACAAGGGGAAAAGAGGGCGGATTCAAGCAAACTTCCCGCATCGACCCCGGAACAATCGAGATTCCCACTCCAAATGGCAAGACTTTCAAGATAGAAACGAAGTCTGTCGGAGACCCTATGAACGCGATGCGCGCGGAAGGGCCGGTTTGGATACTCGCCTGCGAAGCTGCGCTACTTTCCCACGACTTCTATCTCAGGGCGCAAGGTCGCCTCGGTCAGATACGAGGCCAGTCCAACGGAAAGTTCGGACAACTCATCATGTCGGGAACTTTGGAAGGGTCTCTCGGCTGGTATCCGACCCAGTATACGAAGTGGAAATCAGAGACAGAGGCTACGTTAGACAAGGCTGCTGTCTATTCATTCCGATCCCAGGACAACCCGTTTGCGTGGCCTGGAGGTGCGGAAAACGCACAACTCAAGCAATTAGAGCGGGAACTGCCCGAAGCGTTGTTTATGGAGCGGTATCTTGCCGTTCCGAGTCCTCCGAGCGGTCGTGTCCACGACAGGTTCGACTCTACAGTTCACGTTAAAGAGGTCGAATACGACCCTGCATTGCCTATTTATCTGGGAATGGACCCCGGATATTCGGGTGCATCGTCTAATTACGCGATTGTTGTGGCGCAGAAAAAGAACATTCAGCGTGCTGACGGTCGGTCGTTCCAGCAATGGCACGTTATCGACCAGATTTACGAACATCACATGACGGTAGACGAAATATGCCAGAAGGCTATGGATCAATACTGGTGGAAAAACCCGAAGAAAATCGGGGTCATCGACATAGCCGGGTCATACCACGCAGGAGCACAAGAATCCAACACAGAGGTGTGGCAAAAGAAAACAGGGCTTACACTTATGCACGAAAGGGTTAATATCCAACCGGGTATTGACCGCTTTAACACGATGCTTCAGTACGACCCGGAGTTTCGTGAGCCGAAGGTTTTGTTCCACCCACGGTGTACCGGCATCCTTTCAGAACTCGGGCATTGCCTGAGTCCTGTGGATAATCGGCCTCACATATACTCATGGAATAAGAACCGTATGGGTGATGTGATAGGAAAAGTCCCAAAAGATGATTTTTGTGACGGAATCAAAGCTCTCACATATCTCTGGATCAACCAGGTTGGCTACGCAACAGCGAATCAAGGGCCAAAACGACCGCATGTTCGGAACATACGCAGCCGTAGGCGAGCAGCGTTGACGAGGTATTAAGTGACTACTGTTGAAGCGCGTCTTGAAAATGCACGTCTAGCAGATGACGGAAGCCCGCGCGAGCCACGGCGACGAATAAGTCGTGATGCCGAACGTGACGGTATTCAGAAAATCCTCGAACGCATTGAACTGCGCGAGAAAGCACTTCAACCTCTCTGGGACCGCATGGATGCGGACATGGAACGATATGCCCTCGTACCGTTCGAGCCAGTAGCTGGTGACGGTATATCTCCCGAAGATGCTTATACGTCAAACGAACCACGAACTCATGCAGACAAAGTTATCTCGATTGTCGGCTACGCTCCTGCGATTGTTAAGATCGAGTCCGAAGTCGAAGAGGGTCAAACCAACAACGTAGATCAAGATGCCGAACGTGTTGCGATTGGGATGCTTCGTCTAGGAGACGAGAACCTGGTCAAGGTCGGTACTACGCCTTTCCAGCCAACGCTATCTCACTTTGCAATCGTAGAAGGCGGCTGGGTAGCCTGCCGTAACCTTCTGACGAAACGTCAGGACGGGTCTACAAAAGTAAATTTGACTCCGATTGATCCACGTCAGCTTGTCTTTCAGATGGGTTCGGAAGGTCTGATCTGGGCTGCGATTATCACGATGCGGAATCGCGTTGCTATAGAGGACGAATACGACTTCGAGTTCGACGAGACCTCTGAAGATGCGAATAACGACGACATGCAGGAAAAAGTCGTCGATTACTACCGCAAGGAAAAGGGACAATGGATGAACTCGGTCATCATCCAGAGCGAACATAAGTACGCAAAGAAGCCTGCGAATACCTTTTCTGTAGAAGACCCCATCACTATTCGGGGAATCGGGTCGAACCCAGGAACGGCTTCGTTCAGTTTGACGATGGGTGTCAACGAGACTCGTAAGATTCAGGGGCTTGAGGGCTTTGGCGAGTCTGTTTTCGCCCCGAACCGGGCGATCTACGAGTCAGATAACCGGGTCAAGTCGATCCTTACGTCTAATCTGGCGAAGCAAAACTCCGGTATATACAAGACGACTTCGGCGGGTGGCGAGTTCACGCTGGAAGAAGAGCCTGATAAAGCAGGACAGATAACACTTAACAGTTCATTAGGAGAGGATGTAAGTCTTCTCGACCTCCCTGCGATCCAGAACGGTGCGATTACGAACCTCGGGTTCATCAATACCGATCTTATTAGCGGAGGCACGCCACCCTCTGCGAGCGGAGTTGCTTCTGGCTCACAGTCTGGACGCGCGCTTACGATCCTCAATTCGGTTCTTGCAGACCGAGCACGACCGTTCGCTCATGCAGTTGAGGCTTGTATGCAGGGAGCCGTAAAAGCGTTGATGGCTCAGTACGAGACAGGCCAGTACGAGACGTTGCGAGTCACAGGCAAGTTGCTCGACAACGTAGGGTTCTCACGCGAAATCACGCCTCAAGAGATTCAGGGACACGGCCCACTTACGGTCGAACTTGTTCCCAGTCTTCCGCAAGACGATCAGGCTCAGTGGATGATGGCCGAGTTTGCAAGACGACCTAATGCTGAAGGTAGGCCGGTTGTCTCGGACACGTTCATCAAGGAAGACATTCTTAAACTCAAAGATGCCCAACTTGAAGAACGCCGTGTAGATATACAGTTGGCGACTTCTGCGACTCCAGAAAACCTGCTTATGGGACAACTTCAGTCTGCGCTTGAAGCAGGGAATATGATTGTTGTTCAGAACCTGGCCGAACAGGTTCAGAGACTTAAAGCCCAGCAATTCATGGAGGATCAGGCACGTCAGTTTGCGTTCATGCAGATGATGGGTCAGAATCCTGTTCAGGGCGCAGCACAGGGAATGGGAGCACCGGCAGGCGGTATGGGAGGCCCACAGGGTAGCCCTCCGTCTCCAACAAACGGCATGACTCCAGAACAAATGCCACTCGCAGGAACTCCACTCGGGCCTTCGCCTGGAGCGAATGATCCAACAGCGAACGCGGGCGTACCGCGACCGAACGCACAAGGTATACCGGGACTGGAACTCGGGTAGGAGAATGACATGACTTGGGTTTTTCGAGTTGGGAATCAGACTTTAAGAATTACTGCTAGTAATGCAGCAGAAGCGTTAAGGCGAGCAAAAATAGTATTCCCCGGCCAAACTATTAGCGGGGTGCGAGAGGGCGGTCAATCTGGTGACGCTAATTTCCGTCTTATTAACCCGTCTTATATAGACGCACAAAATAATCCCGTTTACACGGCTGAATCTACAACTGGTGATCCTACAGGTGCGCGCGCTCCAGAATTTACGCGCGACACATTCACGACCGCTGACCCGACCATGCAACAAGGGCCAATAGATGAAACTAGGACTGTTGGTGATAGAAATGTTCTTAGTGAAGAGGCTTTTGGTGGGATTCCTGCCTTCCAGCGAGGTTTAAGAGAACGTGGAACGCCTACTGGGATTGGTTCTGGGGCGTTTGGTCGATTCCTTTCAGGTCGGTTTAACCCTGCGGCAGCAACATTTCTCGGACAAACTGCTCTTGATCCTTCTATGGGTGGTGGGCCTGAAGCGTTTACGAATTTCGTTCGTAATACGGGAGGACTTAATTTAGGACAAACTGCACAAGATGTCTTCTCAGGGCTTCTTAACTTACAGCGGGGCGGTGACGTAAGTGCTGCTCCTGTTGAAGCGCAGCGGTTCTTGAATCCGACAGAGTTCGCTGACTTCCAGTTATTTGGAGACCTTGCAGGAGAAGCTGCTCGTGGCAGGCTTGGTGGGTTTGCGGCAAGTCAGTTCCTTCCGTCATCTGCTGATCTTGCCAGCCAGTTCCTCGCCGGTCCGACCTCGGCGCAAACGGGCGGGTTTGGACAGTTCCTCCGTG